AGGTAAACCCACGTTGGTGTCAGCCAGTCAATTCGTGCTGCAAAATACCGAACCACTACTCATTGGTAAAGTTCTGGACAGTGGTATGGTTGACACTGTGGGCTTGCTATCAGATCCTAGGGAGCTTACATATCATCATCATACACATCACCCCAATCATCATCCTCATAGAAATCATCACCCCCCAATAGCGCCAGTCTGGCTGCCGCAGCATCTGGGTCTGAGTACATTGATAACCTAACACTATCAGACTTCAACTCCTCAAGCTTCTCCTCGTACACGCTCTGCAAATGATCCTTGGCACTTTGTGGGATGTCAAAGGCCATGGCCATGTGGGTGGAAAATTCAGCCACAACCTCAGGCGCATGTGACTCGGTTATCGCAAGTGGGTCTGACAAATTCTTCATCTTCTCTGATTCCTCTTGGTCTCGTTTACCCTTGCTCAAGATCCCGTCTAGATCTAGTACATCAAGAAATGCCTTCAATGCCTGACTTGGCTCCCGAATAATCTCCTCTTCTGTAGTCTTGGTAGGCTTGGGCTCAAGGCTAACTGCATACGTGTCTGCACTGATAACCCCCACTACTTGTTGCTTGATCCAGTTGAGGATCCTGATGTGCTCACCCATCATAAGGTTCGGGTCAGCAAATCTTGCTTTCACATCATCATAAATGCACGAAAGGAGTTTCCTATGCTTCATGATTAATACTGACTTAGACCTCATGGCTTGGCTCCTAGCACGCATCAAATTAATCACACAGGTAGATGAGGCCGAGGAGCCTGTTATTACATCATATAGCAATAGCATGCATCCGTCAAGTAGGGGCTTATTCATGCTTGATAGCCAAGATTGTGACTCGCCACCAGATTTGAACCATGCTTCCCACCTAGCTATACCGGACATAGAGGGCATACCTTTCACTAGATTGCCATACCTTAGTATCAGCTTAAAATAAGACCTATAGCGAGGTATTGGGTGGTGCATGGATAGATAATGGATGTCATTATTGTCCAAATCTTCAACATTGATCACTTCCCAGAGTGAGCCATCCTTATACATGGCAGTGTTCTTTGACTCTCCTGCCTTAATGACAATTTCATTATCCATCAAAACTTCGTAGTATGATTTTGTTGCAGTAGTGCTCCTGTCGTGATATTTGCTGACATCAAATCTTGCCTTGGTGTGCCTGTGGATAGGTATCTCAAGAAGCAGGAAGGACTGTGCCCTGAGTTTGCGTGCCATGCCACTGCTTATGTATTTGCCCCCATACTCTGCACAGGATACTACTCGGTCAACCACCTGTGAAACACCTCCCAGCATATCGATGGTGCTGTTGTTGCAGTGTAATGACCCTTCATAGTGTACAGAACCATTCCATGCCAACCGTAGGCACTCAGGTGCAAGTGAGGTGAGCCATTCATCTGTTGGTTGGTGAGTATCAAACAACTCACAAGCAATCTTCGGGCTGGTCAAAAGGCAATATACATGTGGGAGTAAGGAGTAATAGTTTTGCGCAAATATTGCGATTGCCTGGTGTGTCCCTGACTTCAAGATATTGTTCAGCAATGGGTGCTCATCAGGGCTATGACTTAAACGAATCAGTACATCAGCTCCCGAGCTAAGTGCATACGCACAGGTGTCATCTACTACTTGATTACCTTTTTCACAGTAACTGAGATCAAGGATCAGCAGGAGCCTCTCACCAGCGGCGGCATCTAGCTCATTGATAGTCATGCAGAAGTCAATGCCCACTTCGGATTGTGATTGAAAGCTATTCAAATCGAAGTCATCAACACGTATGACAAACTTTGACTGTTTCACAGAATTGAAAATGTCACTCCTGCTGTATGATCTATGGTCCTTGCCCAGACATGACATTGCCATGGAAAAATCACCCCGACCAGCTGTCACATCAAATATCTTCATATCTTTATCAATATAGCCAACACTAGACAATAGGTTTAACACAGACAATGCTGACACAAAAGTATCAGAACCAGTGGGACTCCCAAATACATTTGGGTTGCCCCGACTGTTGACAACCTGTGTATACTTCTT